TGGCTTGATATGTATTCCATTCGCCTTGCGTTCAGTCATGACAACCTCTGCAGCTACTTTATTCACAATGCCATGAATATTTACCATAAGCGGCTTTATTGCCTTTTCGGCAATATTCCAATACATTTTGTCATTTGGCATCATCTCAGGCTTGATATTGTCTATCAGCACTCTAGAAGCAATCTCCCCCAATCTCTTGCAAAGGATTGTAATATCTCTTTGAGTCGCTTTGCTGTTTTCAACTTTGAGCCTTATCGCCTTTATAACAACATCTATCGCCAATCTCTCATTAAACGCAGTTTCTATCCTTTTCTGAAGCTCTAAGCCTATATCCTTCATAGAATCCACCTTACTTGTTACTTGCTATTCCCGTTATATCTCTTAGCACTTCCGCATCCAGATAATCAGGTACCGCTTGATTAATCTTTATCGCTCCATCTCCAATGCTGCTCAGCATTGCTGCATCTGGTTCAAACACTGGCTCCCACTTAGGTGTTGTTTTATATACAGCTCTGCGTTTATATGCGAAATCATCTCTTACGCATGCAGCTAGATATCCAGCATTTAGGAAACCTGTTCCAAAATTTCTTTGCGCCTTTTTCGCATATAGTCTCAATGTCTCGTGGGATGCCTTAATAGCTTCCTGCGATGATGGATTGTCCGTGACAAATCCAAGATCATCCATAGTCAAACCTGTTTCACCAGCAAATAACGAAGCAAACATTTTGAGTTGGTCGTTATGTGGCTGCATTGACTGCTGTGTAAACTGCCCAAACTTTGGTTCGCTTTCGTTTCGTCCAGATGAGCTTGTTATCGCAAACATCGCGGACATTGCAGCACTCCATTTATCCAGTATTTCTGTATCAGGACTGAGTCCAGTTACCCACTTTTGCGGAAAGCTGAAAAACTCTGCTGATATTTCCGAGCGTTTAACTGTCCTCGATGCAGATGCAAGTATAGACATGCACGCACGGCTTATCCTCGACCTTCCAAACGGTCTATCTGCATCAGAACGATAGATTATCGGAACGAGCAATGGATACGGTGCTGGATTATCATATACTTCTGCGCCTGATTGCTTGTCATAAATGATTGTGCTTTCTGCCGTGAAATATGCTTCTATTTGAGGGATACCGCTATCATCCCTCTTCAGCACTGCATAGCCTTCTGTGAGCATATTTGTAACGGGATCTAGTATGCCAGTTGCATCATCTCCATTAATTACTTGCAACCTTGGGAAGCCCTCTTCATCTGCCGATATATAAATAAATGAGCATGATGCTATCAAAGCCCCTAAAATTGCGCTGTCAAAAAGCACATCGCTGTTATTCGCCTGATAAATGCCATTTATATCAAAGGTATCATCAGCAAATTCTCTAAACACAAGCCTATCAGCAATGCTATCTACTGCTTTCCCGCACCAGCCTAATGTTGACATCATATTCCTTAGCTTTGGCGGAGTTGAAATTCCAAAATCTGGTACATTATGCTTCATGGCATAGTACATGTATCTTGTCTTAACTCTGCCTCTCTTGATTGATAATTTTTTTCTTAAATAGCCTATGCCTCTATATGCCATTTCTTTCTCCTAAAAATTTTTCATTACACCCCCTCGTCCGGGGGTTAGCGTGTGTTTTTTTTCGTAGTGACGGCGTGAAGGTCGCGAGCAGGGGGAGGGAGGGTCCCATGCCCCCTGTGAAGTTAGACCAAAAAATTTTTTTATTGTTTAAAAAGTTCTCCAGTCCACGCTTTGAGGTAAAACTCTGTTACCTAATTCTGTCTGCTCTTGTGGTGCAGATTGATCACTTCTAACAAGTTTATCTGACTTCTGTCTGTTACAAGTCAAATGAGCTAGTTGCAAGTTGTCTATGTCACTTGGATGTCCACCTTTCACGATTGGAATGATGTGGTCTATACATGCTGACATTGGATCTGGATACTTAAGAGAGAAGTCCACCGGGTGTCCACAGATTGCACACACTGACTGTGTGGCATATACCCTCTTCTTGTTCTTCTCGAACAGCACCCTATGGGGACCATTTTTATCAGGGCGGGGTATATTTTGCATGACCCCTACTCCTAGGCTACCCCGTGCAGTTTTCTCCTGCATATTTGGCTCTCTAATCTCTTGCAGTGACTGGTGTTGAGCTTCATTAACATGTGTATCTTTTGCCAGCGCAGTAGCAAGTTTCGTTTGCTGTATTTCTTCAATGACTTTCTGAATCTCTAATTTTTTTAATAAATTGTATCCGGCAGTGCCTGCTGTTTTACGGCTACATCCATAAGCCTTTTGATAGGCTTGTGTAGCATTAAAACAATTGCAGTAATATGCGCAAAATAATTTTTGCTTAGATGTAAGAAAATTATTTTGCATAAGATTTTCAGAATCTTCTTTGAGCATTTTCTTTAAGGTCTTTGTCGTGGCCTTTCGTTGTTCTTTTTTCTGCACAACTTTCTTTGATGCGCTAGATCTCCATTCGCCACGTCTTTTCCACGACCTCAAAGTGTTCTCATTTATTTCTAGCTCTACAGCTATTTCTGATATTGAATAACCGTCGCTATATCTTCTCTTAGCTTCTTTCTTTTTCTCTTCGTTCGTCATCATAATTGCATAATAAATGCGGTAGCTTTCGCCACCGCTTGAACAATATTATCTAAGGAGTTATTCATGGTTTATCTCCACGTACACTATAGCATGGGTGCACCATGAATTTTACTGAACTGTTTTGTAATTTTGTTGGTTTGCTATATCTTGTAGTGCTCTCCCGTGTAGGATGTATACCCATCGCTCAGTCATATACATTTCTTCTGCGATTGTTTCAAAGGTCTGCATCCTTATGTATCTTCTGCGCAATACCTCTGCATGATCTGCATTCGACAGCTTGTAGATAGCCTCTTCAATCTTAACTCTTTGCTTCCAGAGTTCGTCTCTTAATTTCTTTTGCTTTTCTCTCAAAGTTGCTAGTTTAACAGCTGTATCCTCTGTTACCTTGCTAATACTATCACCACCCGGCATTCCATCATAGCTTACTGCCTTAACTCCCAGCGTTTGCTCTATATCAAAAATTTGGCTATCGAGCTGTGCTATTCGCTCGCCAATTCTCCGATACTCATTCATAAATTCTTTTGCTGTCATATTTCACCTACCAAAACCAACCACTCTTTACAGAGTGTCTACGCTAACTAAGTCCTCAAAGCTGACCTGCTCTATTTCAGCCATGCGGATATATCCTTCTTGCCTATTAACTATCTTTCCTTTTCGCCACGTCTTTATCCTTGGCACTGGATCTGTGGCTATCATTTGATATTCTTTGTGCTCAAGCCCTGTGATTGGATTCTCGAACTTTCTAACTGAATCCTTGTCAAGCTGATATCCCTTAAAAGCTTTAGGTTCATCAAACAGCTTTGCAATGCTCACATATTCTCTCTTGACGATAGGCCTCTTCAGATTTCTACTTGCTGTCCATCTTCTCTTTGTCGAGTTCTCCGGCTCTCTAAATGTTTGTTGTGTCTCTTTAACCAGGTATTCTGCAAGCTCTGTGTAATTACGAGATTTATCCAGTGTGGATAACCATATGTGACCTAGCTTCCACTGCTTGTCGATAATCGAACCATCTATGTAATTCATCACGATGTGATGATGTATTCTTTTGTTTTTATATTCCGTAACAGCAACGTAATAGAATTCCTTACCTTGCTTTGCATATTCTCGTCTCATCCTGTCAATAAATAAAGACAGCTGATGTTTAGCCTCTTCAACACTCATTATCTCTGCGTATGTTAGAGTGGTGTGAAAATCTCCAGGGAAGAAGTTCATGTTTAATAATCTAGCTAATGTTTTAACTGATAAGCGATCATTATATTTCTGCACAGCTTCATTGGTCTTATTCTTTTTTTCTTTTCTGCAACCTTTAGATGCTCTAAGTGTCATCCTGATAGCAACATCTATTACAGCACCAGCTGCACATATCTCTCTAATTACTTTTGACATTTATCTTCCCGTCCTATTATGGCTCTATTATTAATACTCTAATGAACCTTTACTCCGGACTTGCACCGGACTGTTTTCTTCTATATATATATGTAGTTTTTGTTTCCTAAGGTTATGCAGATGGTCTTGCGACCATCTGCAGATTTATATGATCTGTAGCTTGTGTAGTTAAGTTACCTACTATTTTGTGCTCTTTATAATCCTTATTAAGTTAGTTGCTACAGTTTCATATCCATTTTTCCTATTGGATTTCTTTTCTTTTCTTGTAATAGACAGAATCCGTGTTCTGTAATTTCACATATATATTTGTTAAATCTGTTTTCTCCAATTTGCAAAATTTCACCCGCTATAGTTTCTATCTGACGTTCATCCAATATCATTATGAATGTTCTGCTTGCTGTGTCAGACTTTTGAAGTATTTCTAATTTGTCCATCTCTTTGTTATTCTCCTTTGCTACCTAGAATGGTATATCCTCTTCAGTCGCCTCAAAGCCATCCGGCAGCTCTTCCTAATAGTTAGGTGTGCTATCGTTATATGCTTCATCTGGTTGTCTTGGTGTACTTTGCTGACTACTACCCAGGAACTCTACATTGTTTGCAATTACATCTGTTGTATATATCGTCTGTCCTTCTTTGTTCTTGTAGCTGCCTGTTTGTATTCTTCCATTCACAACTACCTGCTTTCCTTTATGTAGGTATCTATCGCAGTTCTCTGCTTGCTTTCCGAATGTTGTTATTCGAATAAAGTCCGCTTGTCTCTCTCGTCCCTGTGTTCCTGGCCTATCTACTGCGATACTAAAGTGTGTAACTGCAGTTTGATTGCCTGGTGTGTATACTAGTTCGGGATCTCTTGTCAGTCTTCCTATTAGTATTACTTGATTCATTTTTTCTCCTTATATATATAAAGGCGGTGATTTATCACAGCTATATGATTTGTACGTTTTATGATCGAAAGGAGATATTTTAAAACCACCACCTCTATAAACTATTTATTCTTCTCGTTCTCTATTCTTGCTAGCGTTCTATTTAGCTTGTAATTCATAATTGGAAGTGTATCGATGTTAAACCCTTGCTTGAACTGCATTATCATGACTTCTACATCTGCTATTTCCTCACGAACAGCTCTTATATCATCTCTGGCTATCGCTGTAATTAGTTCTGCCAGTTCTTCCACAAGCTTCTTTGTTTGTGCTTCGGAGCCGTAATGTTCCCAAACTTTACGTCCCATCTCTTTATTTGCAGTTTCGAGATATTCTTTTGTTGTCATCTTCATAGTTAATGCATCATCCTTTCTGCAGCTGCGCATGCTTTCTCAAATGTGTCATAGTTTGTTTTGAGAACCGTTCCATCTTTATGTATCTTTATAGATTTAGTTTCCCACCTGCTTCCGCTCTGTAGTCGGATAGCTCTTTTAACAGTTTCTATAGATATACTGTCTTTCCCCTTCTCCGGCTTGTAGATTGATTCCTTTACATCTCCTGCATCTGATATTCTTTCTATTTTCTTTACCCACTTAATCTTCATAAGTCTGTAGTGCTCCTTCTGTTATCTGATTCATTAATTTAGTTCCTGCCAAAAAGCCTATCGCTAGTGCATCTACTTCAGTTCCTTCTGGCAGCCGCTTTTTCTCAGCTATGAATTCACTTGCTAGGAATTCCATTATTACTTCATCTTCCATGTTGACCTCTTTATTTAGATAGTGTTTCGAGTTCAGTTGTAAGAATCTTCTTCAATGCTCCTTTGAACTTTTCAGCAGATTCTTTGTCCATCTGGCCAAGCTGATTCATGCACTCGTTGAATGTAGTCTGCAGGTTGTTAACATTAATCCTGAAGGCTGTTAGGACCTCTCCGCTCGCTACTGCTGCATTTAGCTTTTCAACCTCAGCTCTAGCCTTTGATAGTTCCTCTTCAGTTTTCATATTTTCTGCTTTTGCCTGGACCTTTGCAGTTGCTACAGCCTTTTCAATCTCTCTGTCTAATTCAACTCTTGCTTCTTCAAGAGCTTTCTTGAACTCTTCATCATTCTTGCTCTTGATCTGCTTTGCCTTTTCTTTTTCCTTCTTCAGCTTTTCTTTTAGATCCTCGATTTCTTTATCCCTTTTCTCGAGTTCTTCAGTACTGATTCCTGGTTCAGATTTTTCTTCTTCCAGTTCTTTGATTATGTTCTTTAGTTCAACTATCTCTGTATTTTGTGATTTGAGGTCTGCAATTTCTTCCTTCAGTTCTCTGACTGTCATTTCGGAAATATCATTGTTTTCTACCACCTCTACAGCTACCTCTTCAGGAGCTGCTAAAAGGGCAAACACCTTGGAAATACTCAAATCCGCAAACGTTTGCGTTTTTGAAAAGAGACTATTTTCTTCCTCACATCTTTTGGCCAGAGACATCATCATCTCAGCTTTTCTCTTGGAAAAATCCAGGTGTGATTCACACCATGATTCGAATTCTCCATGATTGAGCCTATCTTTAATAACAAGTAGTCTCTGTCCGGCATTAGCTGCAATCATCATTGCAATGTTGCCTATCATTTCCATTTGGTGATACAGTCCGTTTACTTCTATCTGCAGTTCTTCTGTTGTTTTATCAACCAGTTCTTTCTGTACTTCGTACTCAACATTTGTAATCTCGTTCATTATGCTGCTCCTTTCATTGCGGCTTTACGTTTCTTTCTGACTACTCTTGCTAGCCACTTTTCAGTCCACTCCCTTACTCCCTCTTCAGGAAGTCTATTGCCTTTACCGTAGCACTGCTTTAGTTTCATCGTTTTTAAATCAACTTCAACAGTCACAAACGATTCTTCTTCAGCTCCTACTTTTCTTAATACAAATATCGATGTTCCTCCATCTGTTGCTCTTTCATAGTAAGAGGCTACGCAGTTATGATTGTTGCGCCCCTCATCATTGAACTCTTTTCTATTTCTAAGAGGTCTTATCAAATATTTGCTATCTCTCCAGCACATTTTTTCCAATCTTGGTAGAAACTCTTTTTCAAACTTTGATTGTCGTTTTTTATCCGCTTCCTTCCTTATTTTGTTCTTCATAGCTAGATATTCTTCTGATATGCGATCATGTGCTTCTTTAAGATTCTTTGGATACCTATAGTAATCATTTAACGGGTATCCGAGTTCCTCTAGCTGCTTAATGTAATCCTTGTATATCCACTTAATGCTGTGATTGATGTAGTTACTATCTTCCTTCATTCGTTTCTTTTGCTTATCGAAGTACGTTGCTAGCCTTACAAAGTTATCTTTTTTCCTATTCTCGTACAGCTCCGATGTTTGGAATTCACTTTTTACTAGTCCAATATGATGCTTTTTCACTTTGCCTTGACTGGCTAATATTTTGTAGGTTGCGATATTATCTACATCAAACATTCCCCAGCTTTTAAGCTTCTCTATATCCTGATGAGTTATTCCTAGAAATTCAGGAATTGACTTTGCTCTCCAGTTTGGCCCTATGTAGGATGGTAGTTTCACAACCTTGCGTTCAATAATTTCTTCTAGTCCAGCCTTTTTTATAAATTCCACCTGAGGATACTTTGCACATACTGCAGCTTCCTTTATCATGTAATCTACCCATCTAACATGTATATCCATGTACTTAAGGAATGTATTTTGCAACTGCTCTATAGTTACAAAGTTATGTACACAGCCTTTATCTATCAGGTGAATTGAACCATCTTGACATCTCGTCCATCCGCCTCGATACGCTCCTTGATATGCATACATGAATTGCTCTTCTCTAGATATACACACAATCTGCTCTATATGTATCCGAGTGACGTCCCTCACGCTTTCAACTTCTTCTCCGTCATACCTCCAAGCTGCGTAGGCTGCTACAAAGTAGATTGTTTCTTCTCTATAGAACATCCATACATATGTTTGGCCACAAAGCACTGGATGGCATGTATGAGGCATTGCTAATCTGTTCTCTCCTCTATACGGAACTGAGTCACCTTTTCTTATAGTGTCCATATATTCAAAGGTTTCTCCGAACTTGGGACAATGTGCCACCCTCTTAAACCTGTTATATATGATTGGTTTACACAGTGTGTTTGTAACTGTGTTTTCAAAATCATCTGGATATTCGATATCAACAGGTATATTCTCTATATTGCGATATATGTATTCCATAGCTGACTCCTTAAATAAGATCTAGGATATCTACTACATCTGTACCGCTTGCTTTTGTATCATCTAGCTCGTAATACTTAAGCACCATTTCTCTGACTTCTTCGTCAGATATCGCTGCTACAGAGTTAACAGCTCTTGTTTTTGCTTCTTTTGTTATCTTATCGATTAAATCCTTGATGGGCTTCTTGCCATCAAGGATCTTGTTTGCTACTTCTTCTGTGGTGCAGCGCTCGTTTATCGTTTCTTCGATAAACGTAGCCAACGCACCCTTTATTTTCAGCGACTCTTCTGTTATCGTCGCCCTTGCTTTGTTGATTTTTTCCATGATTTACTCCTTTGTCAGAACAACTTCCCCGCTATGGATACTTTCGTACTCTTTGTCCCGTTCAGCTATTCTTTCTTTAATCTGCTCAATAATATTGTTCATCAATTCTCTTGATGATTCGTTTTTTGTTTGTCTTAGGCGGTCTTCGAACTTCGATAGCCTTCTTTCATCATCGTTATTTGCATATGTTAGTTCGTACATACGAACTTTGCCGATAGGATCAAATCCGCAATGCCAGTCGTCGTTATACTCGCACTTCTTGCAGCACTGATCGCACACTGTGCCACGTATTCTCCGACACCACCTGAATGCTCGGTTGTCTCCTTGTGTCGGATGTTCAAAACCACACACATCACATTCTGATTTAACGCGAAACATTATTTTCTCTTATCGCCTACCGCTACCATGAATGCTAGTGTTAGACACACAATCGCCGTTACTGTTACTACTGTCCAATTCATCTTGATACCTCCTATAGATAGTTGCGGCCAATCAGCCGCATCCATTCTCTTCTTGCTTGCTCTGCAGTATAGCCTTGTTCTATCAACTTAATTTCATATTTCAGTTGATAATGTTGTCTAAGCTTTTTATTTTCGCTTATTGCCCATTCTGTACTGTTGGCATGAAGATCCTCATGGTGCTTTCGGCACACATCGATCTGAAATTCATTGTCGATACTGATTTGACGGTTTGAACCGCCAAATACCTCGTGTCGTTCTGCATAAGGTTTGCCACAGTATTTACAAGCCCTGTTCGGTTTGTTTTTCCAGCCATTCATTTTCTTTTTCTTTTTAGCCGACCGTGGCTTGGGATAGGCGCAGTTTTGATAGTAATTGTCTAGCTTGCTCATAACATCAGCCACACGACCGGAATTGCGAGTGCTACAATCATTCCGATGTCGAATATCAGGAATAACATATTTGCATTTTTGAACCTGCCCTCTATGTATTCATATACTGCCGCTAATCCCACTAGCAGCATTACCATAATTAGCCACCATGAAGCTTTTAACATTTTCCCTCCTATTCAAACTTGATTCGTCCCCATGTATCAGTATCCTGAGTCGCTGACTCTTTACAGCTAACTATAGGGAGTGCTAGCTCTTCTACTATTGCATCTTCAATTTCTGGAAGTTCTGTTCTAGTCAATTGTTCCTCTAATAACAAGCCCCCAAAATAACGCCTTCTCCTATCGATATCCATATATGCCTCCTAGATTGTCATCTGGTTTGTCTGCTTCTTGGTGCGCTTGATGTCTACCTTTCCGGCTACTCCATTGATTTTGATTTCGCTGTTGGCTGCACTAAATTTTGCATTGCTGATAAATCCTGTATGGATCAGTTCGCATGTTGTTTTCACATACCTAAGACTTGTATCATCTAACGGTATGAAATTTAGATTCCTCGACTGCTCTCCGCATAGCATCTCAACATTCTCTTCCATCATGCGATGCCATTTTGCCTCGTTCTCACAATCACATGATTCACTAGCGATTCTGTCCGCTTCTTCCTGAGTCTCTGCAGATACTAGATGCATCTGTCCACAGTTTTTACATAAACCTTCCATTTCTTTCCTCCTGTTCAATCTCTGCCTTGTACACCATGTATCGATGTATCTCGGTGAGCATTATTGCTATACCGATTAATGCCATGCACATAATTGCCATTTATGACCTCCTTACTTACAACCTGCCGCGTATAGAAATATCCACAACATCGGTATGAATAGTGCAGCTGCAATTGATCCAACTACTGCTATTGGTTCAAAGTCTCCATCTTCGTTAGAAAATATAAACTTGATTGCTTCTATAGTGTTTTTCATTAATTGCTCCTCCTTTTACTCATCAGTCGCTCTGCTACATCCGCTGCAAGATATTGCTTTTTCTTTCCGTCGGTGATGTATTCACACCCCTCCATTAGAGTCATTACGTAGTCTCTAGATTTTCCTAGATACCTAGCTATGTCAGACTGGCATGGCCAGTTCCCAACTTCCCTTTTTATGTCTCGTACTATTACTTGTTTGTCCATGTCCTTGTCCTTCCTTTGATGTATAATCTTCCTAACAAAATTTTTATAAGGAGGATTCAAATGACAACTTTCGATATGATTTCTATAACTATTTCTATCATTGGGCTTCTCGGTGGTTTTTCTTCATGGTTCTATATGTGGCTAAAGAGTCGCCTCAATATAAGAATCAGAATATTGTCTAAATTAATTAAAAGTAGAACGAACTTCATTCTTCTCTATATGAGCTTTTCTAATGAATCAACTCTACCTGTTGCTATAACAGCTATTAATTTAATCATTGAAGATAAACCCATTCATTGTTTAGAGGTTCCTGATATAGTGCTCTCTCGAACTAGCCGCTCTGGTTCAACTGTGACTAATCAAGAAAAGCATTATTCTATAGAAAATACCTATTAACATACCCGCTCTTTCTGCTACGTCTGGTTATGTTTTGTTTCCAGTTGAGCCAGATACTCGGCTACCTGAGTCCAACATTCTTTCTTTTGAAGTTCATACCAATCGTGGCGTGATAGATAGAATCGAACTTCAATTGCCTGTGGCCAATCTGGTGCCGATGAAAGATAATTAATTACTTCATGCATTGTTCTTCTCCCTCTTCAGCTCTCTTTTCTTTGTGATATAATTTCCGTAAACTTATTAATTTTATTGGCGAAAGGATTCATTATGACGTTTCATTCCTCCGAAAAATTCGCAAAATCTTCCAACAATCAGAATCTTGTAAATGACATTATCAAAATACAAAATGATTTAACTGACTTGGAATTTAAACAAAAACCTTCAGATATTTCTAAAGAAAGTACTGATTTCGAAGACACAATCCTCTCTGATATGGCAAAGAAGATTAATGACATCCAAGAAGAGACTAATCGGCAAATTCATACTCTTGTTGAAGAAAACCGCAAAGCTTCTAGAACCTCATTTTGGCTAGCTGTATCTTCGATTGTTTTGAGTGCTGCGACATTGATTGTTTCTTTCTTGAGCTTGTTGATTCAGTTTTATCCCGAGTATGCGTCTACGCAAATTTTGGACTTCTTTATCCATCTCTTTATGTAGCTTTTCGATTTCTCTGTTATTGCATACAACTGCAACTCCCAGCAGCATCACGGCTATTGATAGGATTAATATTTCTATAAAAGCAGTAATATTCATATTCTTCTCCCTCTTTATCACTGTTTTATTCGGTTTAGTTTTTCTTTGTTGTTATAAAATGTAGCTTAGCTATATAATCTCCTTACAGGCTGTTTGGCCGAGTTTTTAGAAAGGAGATTGTTTAAAATGGCTTGTGATTATGAATCAACTTTGCAGATTGCTAGAGACATTACCGTTGCAGCACTATCCGCATCAACCGTTACCCTTTTAGGCGAAGAAGACGGTAAGGTTATCGGAGAAATGTTTACAGCAATTCACGAGGCTGTTGTTAAGGCTAACAAGGATGTTATTCCTGAAAATCAGAATATCTCTTATTAGCCTTTAAGTCTCAGTTTGGCAAAAGACTCGACTAGCTGTGCAATTTCTCCCGTCGTACACGCACCTGTTGATAGTCGGGTCTTAATTTTATTAGCCAGCATCTCTTGCACCTCAGATGTGATTCGTGCTTCTTTTTTCAAGTAGTATGAAAAAGATTTCTCTTCTTTTTCGCAATCCTTTTCTGCATCACCCTTCAAGGTTTTAATTTTCTCTTTAGCATCGTTCAATTCTTTTTCAATGCATGCTAGCTTATTCTTGGTTTCTTCTAGCATCATTTCTGTGGCTTCTAATTTAGAAATTTCCATTTTGTTTTTCCTTTCTTAAACCTCTTCATAACTGTTTTATACAGTAAACTTTTAAAACAAAAAAATATTTCCTACCGGCTCTCCTAGTGCATCTGCAATATTTTTCATGGTATCTGAAGTTATGATATCTCTCTTGCCATTTTCTAACTGTGATATTACTGTTCGAGAAACCTTTGATTTTTCAGCAAGTTCAACTTGTCCTATGCCCTTTTTCTCTCTTATTTCTTTTATTCTTGTATTCATTTCACCCTCCTTGTTTTGTAGTTTACTACG